AGGAATCGTATTCGGTCTTTTTTTAGCGCTATGATTTATATGGTATTTTTGATGGTGGTTACGAAATTTCCCGAAAATATCCCGAAATCACTATATCCAATCTATACCATGACATATTCCTGACCGCGCGAATCGAGATACTTTTTAGTCATAGAAAGGTTTTTATGGCCGAGTAATCTTTGCGCAAAATCTTCTCCATTTTCTACTTCATATAGTCGGCTGGCAAGACTTCTGATTTCATGAAATGTCGGAGGGTTAGGGCCAAATTTAATTCCGCTTATTTCACGCGCTTCTGCAAATGCACCTGTGAGCGCATCTGGTGAAACCGGCCCCGGTTTTCTGCCCCCGCGACGGACTGCAGAATAAATCAGGCTATCCGATGGGTTATCCTTCCGGCACTCCTCTACGATCCCCTCCAATGACATTCCCAGTTCTTTCAGCTTTAAATCCAGTGGCATCGCCAGCTTATGGCCAGTCTTGCTTTGTGTCACAAAAAGCCGCCCATCTCTGATCGCGCTGAAGGTCATGCGCGTTACATCCTCCCGGCGCTGTCCGGTGAGCAGGCCGATGTTCATCGCATTTTGCAGCCAACCTCCCATGCTTTCAGCAGCTTTGCGGATAGCCAGAAATTGCTCAAGTGATAAGCGCTCGCGCCTGACTTCAGGTGATGGGGTTCTGGTTGGCTCTACAGGATTCCTGTCAATAATTCCTTCAACAACAGCCTCCCGGAAAACATCCATCAGCAGCGATCGCAATGCAACCGCCATGCTGTGCTTCCCACATTGGACATAGGATTCAAGGAAAACTGCTATATCACGCGTACTGATCCCAGTAATTGGCAGGCGACCAAACTCAGCCTGAATGGTTAGCAGCTGGTTGCTACGTATCTTCATTGTGCTTGGCTTCAAACTGCGCCGCCCCAGGATGACGTCGTACCGTTCAAGCCATTTAATCACTGTGAAATCAGGCGTCTCTTTAAGCCGATCGAGAAGGGCGGATGGTAGGTAGTTTTGCTCAATGTAGCTGTTCGCTTCGATAGCCTGGGCCACCGCATCCTTGCGGGGTATCTTACCCAGTGAAATCTCCTGACCGGTCACAGGATTTCGCCAGGAGTATATCTGCTTCGTTTTACGAAACGTCAGGTTCCTTGGCAGATTAGCGTCGTACCGCTTTGGCCTGTTCGACATGTTTCAGTTTCTCCATCAGCGATCCCTTTTTCGGCGGTGCTACGTATTCCGGTCTGCGCTTCATCATCTTCTTGCGCGGGTCAACGTATACCGAATCCGGTTCGAGTTTGTATTCTTTTCCGTGAAGCTCCGGGCATGGGTAAATCCTGCCCTCCCTGACCCAGCGGCGCAGGGTGGATAAAGAGGGCGGCTGCGAATATGTTGCCGACGCCCACTCCTGAAGGTTCATTAGCTTAGCCATAATTTCTCCTGCACTTTTTAACAGAACTTGATCGCAAACTATCGCAAGTTTTCATTTGGAGCGACTTCTACCCCTTATGCGGCCATTTCCAGACCAGCACGATGAGAATAAAAAAGGCGAGCCACAGAGTGAACTCGCCGGGGGTGATGTTGGGTAGGGTTTTCATTTTGCAAAGGCGCGCTCCTTATGCACCTGCCGCACGTAATAGCTCAGCCATAACTTAGCTGGAAACGTATCGGGCGGCAGGGCGGTGATTGATTTGGCGTGTTTATCGAGAAGTGATGTGATGATGCGGTCGTGTTATTTCTTGGGCCTGCCGTCTATGGCGTTAATGATTTCGCTCCTGCACTTACGCGCCACAGCCCTTAGCGCATTCTCAGCTTGCGGCATCATGCCATCCTTTAATTGCGGAGAACATGTTGGAAGCGCTCATGGTTAGTCCTGCATTCATCGCTACAGTTATAGATTGATTGATATCTCGGGTTAAGAGAATATGATCTCTGACACTGGATTGCGTCGTAATGTGAATATAATTAAGGAATAAATATGTCAAGCGAAGAAAAAATAGAAGTAATAAAATGGCATCAACGTATTCAAGAAGTAGCATATTTAGAAGCTGGCCAGCATATGCGTGCATTGAATCAGCTGATGTGGCAAGTGCCTAGCTTGGTTATCGCCATTAATGGTGGATTATGGTATGGCACTACACTTGTATCTGAAGTTGCAGCGAGATGTATATTTTTCATGGTTTTTATATTCGACATAATGTCAATCATCACTTTGTATAGGTTGCGGTCATTGCTAGAGTTAAAAATTAACTTTCAAAATAAAGTTGAAGATCAATGTGTAGATGGGATTCTAAGCGAGATTTCATTAGCTCATTTTAATTATATTTTCGTACAGCACTCTATCTCTATTAACAAGTTAAAGGAAGAGCAGGCTATAAAAAGAGAAAGGGATTTAAGTAGGTTGTCCAAGATTTTTAAATGGAGTTTTGGATTTATCACAAAGCATACAAACGGTAACTATACCGTTATTGGCTGCTGGTCGACAGTTCTTTTGTGCTGCGCTCTAATCAGTTTTGTTGGAGGCATATCGCCTCAAACATTTCTTGATAAAGCTGATAAAGAAATAAAATATGAGATAAAAAACCTCAAGAACGGTGATATAGTAACAGTTACAAAAAAGTGAGGTGGTTTTATGAATAGTTGGGATCAATACAATGATGAGTCAAAAGGTTTTTTTGAAAGTTATTTAAGTATAAGTTCAGAGCTTATATTTTCTGATGTTATTGACTATATGCCTTCTTCAGGGGCCCGTTGCTTGGATCTTGGTGCTGGGTCTGGCCGTGATTCAGCTTTTTTAGCTAAGCGTGGCTGCAAGGTTAAGGCAGTAGAACCAAGCAAATTATTTAGGCTTAAAGCCACTGCTTTTTTTAAAGATCTTGATATAGAATGGATTGATGATTCTTTGCCAAGCCTGAGAAAGGTAAAGGCTTTAGGCCATTGCTACGACTTTATTTTAATGAGTGCTGTCTGGATGCATCTTGATAGTATTGAAAGACAGGCGGCTTTGGTAAGTGTATATTCCTTACTTAAAAATGGCGGTGTTTTTATATTGACGCTTAGGCTTGGTTCTGCTGAGCCCGATAGAATGATTCATGAAATTACCACCAATGAAGCTATCACTAAAGCTAAGCTAGCCGGGTTTGATATTAAGCATGTTAACCCTGTCAAAGGTGATGGATTTAAGCGTGGCGAAGTTAGTTGGCAAATTATCGTTTTAACTAAGAACTAAAAATCAAGCATGCTTGCGGGCATGCTTTTCTCACTATGTTTGGAATGTGTAAAATAATTATTCTGAATAAAAAATTTTTGGGTTGTAATTAGATGTCTATCCTTGGTTGCTTAATAGTGCGCAGTTTTTACTGAAGTAATAATTAAATTTTTTTGGGCGATGAGCAGTTTCAGATCGAGCATCATTCACAAACTCCTAAGTAAATGCTGCTGCACAGGTTCTTGTCATCCATGGCTCCCAGCATGTCGAACTGACGGCCGCCAAACGTTGTTAATGACCAGTCCCTGTAAGTTTCAATACCGTGTGATTCAAGTGATACCTTGGTGCCATCCTTCTCAGCCCGCATAGGGTCAAGAGTTGAAGGGAAGAACGCCGCGTTACCTCGCTTCGAGCACTGAGCAACAATCCTTTCCCACTCAGCTACCCGGCTTATTTCTTCAGGCCAGCGGGTAAATATTTCGCCCAGCTCTGCTTTGTTGACGTTCACACATGGCATGCATCCAACCCTGCTGCAGCCCTGCTGATAGAGAGGGTTAGGCTTAATTCCATGACGTTTGGCCAGAGCGAAGACCTCATCGTGTTTCCATTGCAGGATAGGGCGGTAAAGCGAAACCCCCGGACCCAAATCAAAACCTTCCTCCCATTCGGGAAGCAATGCCCGGTCAGGCGACTCCTGCGCCCTTACTCCCTGCCAGCTGATGACTTTCTTACCAGATGAGACTATCGGATCAACGACCTGTTGCTGCATAGGGATTTGCTTAAGCTCGAACGTGCAGAACTTTCTCTTCGTTGAAGGGAAGGTGCCCTTCCAGATACACATGTCGAGGAACGGTATGCCGGAGGGTTTCAGTGACTGGAGTGCGCGCTGAATAATTCTTGCCGCCTCCTCATCGCTGTATCCGAGGTCTTCAGTAAGAGACTTCGGCCATTTATCGATGACGAACTGGCGCTTCCCTTCAATCTGCCGGGAGAAATCAGCCTTTACTCGCTTCAGAGGCCCGAGCTTGTTTTCCAGATAATCGAGATATTCCATCGTCTGCGCATGCTCATGGCCTGTATCGGCGAATGCGGCTTCGAATTCAACGCCTGATTCAATAGCCAGCAACCACTGCGCCAGACTGTCTTTGCCGCCAGATACAGTGACAAGGTTTACCAGGTTTCGCTCATAGCAACGCGGGTCAGCCGCGAAGCTGTCCAATTGTTTTGCTGCTCCCATCTCTTACCCCTTATGCCGCTGTCAGGCTCAATGCCGCGGCGAAAATAGTCAGATAGCAGGCAATAAAAAACCGCCCAAAGGCGGCTCTTTATAAGAAATTAAAAGCGATTAAATTCCCATGCGGTACTCTTCGTACGTACGAGGTTCCGAGTCACCTTTTTTGCGGAAGACAAGCATCTCTTCCTTCCGGTTCGAAACATACCCCAGTGTTTCAGTAAGCTGGCGTCGCAAAGTTGGGTGCATCTGAGGAATACTGTTATCTTTGAGTCCAGACTCAATTTTGTTCATGATTTCGAGAGCCAGGCTAATTTGCTCCTCATCAATCAAAATATTGATGCGATAACCCTCACGGGTCTCTTGCTCGCTGTCTAACTGTCTGGTCAGTTTATCGACCTGTTTGGCATAGGCGTCCAGTTGAGCCTGCACATCTGCAGGCACTTCACCCGATTTATCAGCCAGCGCTTTAAGGGCATTGATGTTATCGATCGCCTGTTGCGCCAGGTCTGTTGCAGTAGTCATATTTGGCATCCTTTTAAAAAGTAAAATCAGAAGTTCAGTGAGGTTAAAAGGCCGACTTTCATCGGCCTGGCAAAAGTCAGTTATTGACTAACTGTTATGGGTTCTCATACTGCTGAAAAGTACGTGGCACCGGGTCTCCAGGTTTACGGAACATGGCGTTGTCGTTTTTACGCTCTTTCAGATACATCAGGGTCCGCTTAGCCTGATACTGGTCAGCCGGAGTGAGTGAGCCAGGGTTGCCATCTTCACTTGCCGCAACAACCTTGGTCAGGATTTCGATGGCCAGACCTACAACTTCAGTGGTATCCAGAATTGCACCGCGATACAGCGCGTTTTGGTTTTGCAGTTCTTCCAATTCCTGATCGGTATAATCCATGGTAAATCCTCTTTCAGTTTAGTGAGTTAGGTTGTGAATTCACTCAACCACCTTACTCTCACCACGTAATGATGACCAGTTAAATACTGTTTATATGTACAGTATTTTTGTGTCATAAATTTGGCTTAGTGCCACTAATCGCTTTGTTGCGCTCTTCCAGAAATCTTATCTGGCTACGACTGGCGCGCTGGCGAACGGATTCGTATGAGCGGTTGAGTTGTCGGGCTATAAGTTTGGGTGGGATGGTTGCTGCGAGTTCTTTCAGAAGGCCTATCTCATCGGGGGACCAGCGACGGCCAAGAGTTAACTGATTGCCGCGACGCCGGTATTCAGATGATTCCATGTTGTCTCCTGTTATTTGCTGAGTGCCTCTTCAATTTCTGCCTTACGGAGAAGGTAAACATCAGTGGCTTTTTCCAGCGTTTCAGCCTCGCTTGCCAGCATGCGTGCCGCGTACTTATAGCAACGGTCAAGGCCTGCAACACTCTCAGCTTCAGCAGCTGCAGCGGTGAAATCGGCAAGCAGTTCATCCGGGGTTCGCGCTGCCGCACTGGTATTCGTCGCCGGGTTAATTTCGCGCTCTGGCTGCTGCGTTTCAGGCTTGCTGTTAATCAGGTTGTTCAGGTCAGCACGGCTGCGTGCTGGAGTCACATCACGTTCCGCTCGCTGCGCCGGCTCAAACTCATCCGGCGTGTAGACGCCCAGAATCACGTCAGGGCAATAGAGGCGCGCCCAGTATTTAACAGCCAGGTATGCCAGTTGCTGCTTTGGTGCCGTTTTCCAGAGAGGGGAGTTGCGCGTGGTGACGTATTCCATATAAAGCGGCTCACCCCAGGTGATTTCCGTTTCACCCTTCAGCACTGCACCGACGCGCACAGACAGGCCGCGCTCATTCGATGCATTGGCTGCGCCCGGCTTGAATTTCTCCCAGTCGCCGCCGTATTCGTACTTGAAGCGACCCTGTACGGCTGTAGAGCTGGTAATTACCGCGTTGACCAGCTGAGCCTCATAACCCAGCGTTCCGTTTACCAGATGCGTTTTCTGCGCCACAGCGTAAGGGTTCATTCCCCACTGAGCGGCCTGCAATGCTATGGCCAGACAGTCAGCGGGCTTTCCGGACAGGTGAGCAGGTACCGTTGCTTTACCCTGCGCCATAACTTCCGCAAAAGCCTGTAGCTTCTGCAGGCCGCTCGGGCTGAAGATTGCCGCCTTGGTATCAGCCTCATTGACCGGCGCGGTGATGATGTCGTTGCTCATGCGTAATCCTTTCTTTTTGCCCAGTCCGGGCGTGTTATTTCTTCGATGCCGCCCCAGTTACCGGACAGCATGCATTCGTGATAGGCAGTAAGGTCGCGCCGGAACAGGTCGTAGCCCACGGCAACATCGTCTTCATGTAGCTGGAAGGTGCGCACCGGGTACCGGCCGCAGTCGATCGACTCACTGACAGCGATGAAAACGAAAAGCGGGTACTCGCCGAAGTGCTTACTGAAGCCCTCACGGTAGTAGGCGTCCTGAACGTGATAGCGGAACTCTTCGACGTGGCGGGCGAAGCGGGACATATCCGCCACTTTCTTCACGTCGACGATGACGGGCTGACCTGACAGGAACTTGTCCGGACGGATACGGCAAAGCTCACCGGTCTGCTCGTCGTTCCAGTAGATTGACGCTTCCTGATGACCCTCAGCTTCAAGCAGCCACCGGGCCGCAGGATGGGCGAGGGCGCTTGCCCGCATCAGCTTCAGCTTTCGTCCTTGTTCAGCATCCATAACTGTCATGCCACTGTTTGCACAATCTTTCAGGAACTGCTTTTCATCCTCCTTGCCGGCTGTCGTGCGGCGGTTGAACTCAGGAGCCACAATGAAACGCCTGTCGAACTCTTCAGGCTCCAGCAACAGGCAGTGCAGCGCTGTTCCCATATCGAGTGCGGCTTTCTTCTCATCATCTTCCGGAGATTTCTGGCGCCACTGGAATATGGCCGGATTAATAGCAATGTCATCCAGCTGCGATTTGCTGATGCCCGGTCCGCCGTGATAGTCCTCGTTGCTGATGTCGTAGTAGATGCCAGGCTGCATTACGCCGCCTCCTGATTTCCATGCTTGTTCCGGTAGATTCCGATCGCCATTTCACGGCGTGCAACCCGCCCCATGGCCTCACGCAAAAACTCCTCAGCGGCTTCGTGCTGCTCGTCGTCTTCATCAAACATCTCAATAGCCGGGTAGTCGTAATGCTTCGTCAGGAAGGCGCACAGGGCTGGCATTAATGGGTTTGTTTTGTGCTGGTTCATCCGTGCATCGACTTCGGCAGCGATGCACTCCAGTTCGCTTTCCGGCAGGTTATCGGCGATATCCTGTACCTCATGCCGGGCTGTTCTGTTCAGTCTCATTTCTTCTCTCCCATGCCGAGGCTTTTCAGCATCATGTTGATGAAGGTGAAATCCTTCGTTTTTTCCAGCATCTCGCGCTGGCGTTCTAACTCGCTCTGCTGCTTCTTATACCGCTTTGCTGATGCCGGCGCGTTCATGGCTGGCCTCTTTGATTCAGCGTGTTGATAAGGTTGCGCCAGCTAGTGCGGAGGCGGCGGGTAATAGTGTCGAGCAGTGATTCATCTAACTGAGCAGCGCCCACGATGGCGCCGCCCGCGATGGCATAGTTCATCGTGGGTTCCTTGCTATTGGTTGGGTTGGGGGCAAAAAAATGGCCCGCGATGCGCAGGCCAGAAGGATGAAACGATTCTCTCTAAAGCGTATAGTGCGAAACACCGCCATGGTATGTTGTGACAAGCCTTGGCGGGGCTGGTTTTTAAGTCATCAGCTTTCAGAATGTTGGTATTTTCAACGACTTATTCGCTTTATAAGATCGCCTCTTTACAGGGAGAGACGCTATGAAAAACGTTGTACTGAGCATGCTTGCTAAAATTTCACAAATAGATGCAAGTACGAAACAACTTACAGCACGCGTTGAGGCCCAGTCTCTGCTGATTAGTGCGCTCATTCATGCTACAAGCAAGCAGGGCGGCGTGACCGAAATGATGGAAGGTGCAAACAAAGCCATCAATACAGTAATTGATTCCGCGGATTCAGATGAGATGCTCAAATCCGACGCAGCCCTACTATTAAGCGAACTACAGGAATTGCTTAATATTTCCCGTGCTGTCGACAGCGCAGATAAGGAAATTGACCATGAGGGGCTTAATGAACTCTCGGGTGTCACTTCTCCACCAGTTAAACCTCTGCCTGAAAATATGTAACCCATACCTTCCAGCCCGTAACATGCGGGCTTCCCTTTAAAAATATCTTTTGCGCTGTTAACCGTCCTCGAAATTATGCGTAATAAATGATCGCATCAGGCAGGCTATGATGAAAATATTGGTAGCTAAAACTGAGAAAGGTGCCAGAGTTAGCATTCATTAAAAAAATCATACGGAGTCTCCTTATGGGCCGAGTTAAGTTTCGGTGCCCTGAATGTGGAGCGCGCCGGTTTCAGTTCACTGTTAGAGATGAAATTAAACATACCCGACATGGTGCCATATGCTGTCAATGTGGGTGTCAGGTTAAAGCCAGTAACCTTTACCAGCTTCATCTCAGTTATCAACCTAGAATTAAATGAGTGGAATTGATTTCCCGCGAATTTTCTGTCGAGCGTTAACTACATGTGTTGCGTCAGGCCGGGCGTGATGCCATTTTCGACAACACAGTAAAGGCTGCTCTGCTTCATGTCTGTCACGCAGAGAAGGGGAGGAGCAAGCCTTCTCGATGCGGCTGATGTGCTGCGTTCCTGCAACCTGCTCACGCTCAGCTGCACGTTTTGCCCTGCGGCGATTTCTGGCGTTATCAGAGGCCAGAATGGTCATTACGATTGTCATGTGTACCTCCGGTAATTGGCTTAGGTGGTGTAATGAGGCACCGAGTCGCTAACTCGCTTGTTTCCAGCCGCTCTGTTTTTGTATTGGTCACCAGTTGCTGTGACACAGTCGATTCACTGGTCTTTGCGTCGACCGGCGCTGCATCTCGCTTGAGCACACCTCATTACACCCCAAAGCTAACTTCACTTTGGTTCCCCGCATTTCGGCGGAGACAAACCCCATCAATGTTAAAGAGCAACCCAACATCCTGTTGGTTAGTGCGTCCTGCTGATGGGGTTTAATTTAGCGTTATGCTAAATAAATGGCAATAGCAAAATGCTAAATAATTAGAGTAAGGGATTTAGCTAAATGATTTAGAAAGGGATTTATTTTTTCGAAGTGGGATCTGCAGGCAAAAAAATACCTGCACCCGAGGTGGGTAACAGGCATAACTTGTGGTGGGGTTGAAACTCTTGAACGGCTTCTAAACGTTGTGACCAAGTTGCCAGGCTAGCCAGCGAGACAACTTATCAGCCAGCGGTAGGAGCGCCAGCTGTCTCACAACAGGTTATAGGTTAGACGCGTACAGCTGGATGACAAGCGTGAGCGGGAATAATTTGCATTCTCATGATCGACAGGCACAAAAAAGCCCGCTCAGTGGCGGGCTATCTAAGTAACACCAATAGGTTTTATCAGTGTTAGATCATTTTTTTGAAACATACTGCTTTATGATATCTGCCACTTCTTTCGCTAATGATAGCCAAACGCTAGGTATGTCATCTTTATCTTCTTTTAAGACTTGTTGAAAGCAAAGCGTAGAAGCGCTAAAGCCAATGTTGTCGGAATGGCCGCCAAGACAACAATGCCAGAAGTCCAAAGAATTTTGGTTTGTGAAATGAAGTCAGCATACTTCTTAGGGTCTTCAACACCGCCCGCAAATTTATGCAGGTCAAGTGATGTCATAGGCCATACAACAAGCCAATAAAGTAGAGCAAGTAAGAAGGCGCACACAATTGCGCATGCGCCATAGAAAGCTATAGATCTGAACCTAAGCGCCTGCCTTTGCTCGTTGATCTCATGCGTAGCTTCGCTAGCGGTTATCGATGTGGTTTGCGAGTCGTCCGAAACGTCATCAGCCATTACATAAAGCCTAGCTTTTTAAGCCTGTAGCTCATAGCGTTGACTGAAACATCGAATAAACGGGCCAATTCGGCAACATCAGTAATTTTTCTCTGCTTAAGTAACACTTTTACAGCAACTTCTGGCATCAATACTTCGGCGGCAAACTGGTTAGCATCAACTTCGCGCTGATCATAATAGCTCATAGAAAAATGAGAAGATGGATCACGGAAAGCATGGCCATGGCCCAGCATGTAATGACCCAACTCATGAGCTATGGTAAAACGCTGGCGCTTTGCTGAATCGGAAGGGTTAAACTTAATGATGGCAGTATCGCCATCTGGCACAAGCTCACCAGACAGATTCTTGGAAGCGTGATCAGCAAATGGCTCAACCCGCAATCCTTCTAATCCAGCTATTTTGCTGGGGTCTATTGGTAGCCCACCTTTCCAATATTTATGCAGAAGGTTTCGAGCTGTTTTTACTGGCATGTCAACCTCCTAGATTGAAATGTTCAGATGTAGAGAATCATCTCCGGAGATTCAAACCTCAAGAGCTGACTGTATGGATAACCAGTGGTTACATTACACCGAGTCAACCATAACGTCTATATTAAATGTAATATTGGGTTACGTCACTGCAAAACGAATAGCATTACGTGCTAATGATTCATGAATGACAGCACGATTGGCTAGTTACTTATCCAATCACCTCTTCTTGCTAGATAATCTTAAACCAAACGCATTTTCGTCTCGATCGCCACGCCCAATACCTTACAGTTACCATTTACCGGTACCATAGGCCATTGCGGGTTCAATCCTTTCAGGTACTTCTGGCTGCCGTCGATGATGAGCTTCTTGAAAGTAGCTTCATTATCATCGGTCAGCTTCGCCACAACCAGACTTCCATTCACCGCCTCGCGTCCTGTATCGAACAGAACGTAGGTTCCAGCCGGGATGCTTAGTCCGATCGGCGCCGTCATCGAATCACCTTCCACTTGCAACCAGAAAGCGTCTCCCTGTGTATGTGCGTCAGATTCAAGCCACATATCGACATCCTTTATCGTATAGGGTTCACAGGCTTCATCCCATGCGCCAGCCTGAACCTTGCTTAAAACGGGATAGCGCGCAGTCGGCTTGTAGACCCTAGGGTTTGAAACGTTGGCGTCAACCTGTGGCTGCTCTTCGTGGATAGAGTCAAGCCAGGCATTGGGCAGCTTTAAAGCCACTTCAATTTTCCTCGCCATCTTATCCCCGATGTTCCTAACGCTATTCTCCCCAAGCAGCTGACTAAATTGGGACGCACTGATGCCCAAAAGCTCTGCGAATCCTGCCTTTGTATTGCCATCGTTCTCAAGATGCCTCTTCAGGAGGTTATTGAGATTGGTTTTTCTGACGCTTTTATTTTCCATGGCCTGATTCTCACACTATTTAGCAATGCGATAAATATGCATTTTGCTAAATGCTGCTTGTTAGTTATTTAGCATAACGCTAAACTTAGCTTTGAAGTTAAACAGGAGGCACCAATGGGTAATGAATTGCTCCGCTGGCGCAAGGAATCTTCAGCTGAAGACTGGATCAGCCTTGCTTTACTAGCGAAAACATCTGTTGGCTACCTCGACCAAATTGCATATGGATTCCGCCGAGCATCACCAGGTAAAGCCCAAGCAATTGAGGAAGCCACAAAAAAATTCACCGATTACACGCCGGTGAAGAAGGAAAGCTTAGTCTTTGCACCACAGCGCGCTACGGCAGCTTAAGCAACACCGCTCTTTAAAACTCTGAACCCGCTCCCACCGAAATGTCGGAGCAAAACCGAAGTGACTTGCTCACCGCAATGTCACGTAACTACTTAACACAACGGAATATTACGAAATGGAAAACGCAAAGAAACGCAACGAGGCGCTGAGAATTGAAAGCGCCTTACTCAACAAGATTTCGCTGATTGGCACTGAGAAAACGGCAGCAGCCGTTGGTGTCGATAAGGCGCAGATAAGCCGCTGGAAACGCGACTGGCTCCCTAAGTTCTCAATGCTGCTTGCGGTATTGGAGTGGGGTGTCGTGGATGACGAGATGGCTCATTTAGCCCGGCAGGTGGCGAGCATTCTCACCAAAGAAAAAGCCCCGAGCTGCGCTAACAGCTTCGAGGCCTGATGCGAAATGACTGGATCAATTCACAGGAGTAATAATACATGAAACCTGAGAAACATGAAAGATTTGCCCGCTTTAAAGAGCTGTCCCGGCAGCAATTTTACCGGTCATTCTCACAGCTCGGCGCTAGCCGATTGAGCCAGTGTCTGCAGGAAGCCAAAGCGAAGGAGAAGGGCAAATGAGTAACGTAGCGTATGCAACTTTCGGGGCTGTACAGCAGCCCGTGGAGCGCAGAGTGGCCGATACCGATGATGGATATACCCGCATCGCTAACGAGCTTCTGGAGTCCATTGCCAGCGCCGATTTAACCGCCCGACAGCTGAAGGTTCTGCTGGCAATAACTCGCAAAACCTATGGCTTCGGTAAGAAAACAGATCGCATTGCAGACGAACAGCTTGCAGGCATTACCGGCCTGTCACGGCAGAACGTCAACAAGGCGAAAAAAGAACTGCTTTCAATGAATTGTTTACTCATGGACGGAAGCAAAATCGGCATCAACAAGGAAGTCTCTGCATGGAATTTCAGTAAGAGTCTCCAGGTTAGCAACCTTGTCTCTAAAGCAGAGACAAATAAAGTCTCTAAGTTAGAGACAAATGATGTCTCGAATCTAGAGACACACAAAAGAAACTCTTTAAATAAAAAAGAAACCCCTATATCCCCAGAGGGGAATTTGCCGGTTGCTGAGGAAAAACCAAAGCGCCAGACAGTCAGCAAATACCACTTCGACCGTGACCGACTGAAAGACACATGGAATCGCAAAGCTGAAACATTCGGCCTGCCGAAAATCCTCAGCATCAGCGCCACGACCGAGAAGGGCATCAAGCGCCTGTTTGACTCCCACCTGAAGCACTGCAAAGAGACCGGGCGGCCAGCCCAGCAAATCGACACCTTCGTGAACGGCTACATCGAGTTTGGCTACCAGCCGACTGAGTGGGCCTGCGGAGCTAACCCTGGCGGAAAGCGTTACGGAATCGACACGGCGCTGACCCAGAAGAAAATCGACGAAATCATCAGCCAGGAGGCCTGAAATGGACAGCTTAGACTTCGAGCAGCAGCTGGTTGGCTCGATGATGGTCAAAGGCGATCACATTGATTGCCGTGACATTGCCGCAAAGCTACCGGCTGAGGCGTTCGCCAATCATCACCTGCGCCAGATTTACACGGTCATTTGCCGGTTCATCGACAAGTGCGAACCGATCGACCCGTTCACAGTGGGTGCGGCCGTACCGGAAGAAACGCGCGACCACGTCATGACGGTTGGTTTCAAGTGCAAGACGGCGGCTAACATCAAGGCCTGGGCCAAGCTGGTTCGTCAGTGCTGGATGCTGCGCAAGGGCGCTGCTGAACTTACTAAGGCTGCTGAGACGCTCGCTAACGCCAACACGCAGAACATCAACGAGAGCATTGCTGAAGTGACCGGCATCATCTCAAAACTCCAGTTCGAAACCACCGACCGGCTGCCACGCCGCATCGGCGACATGCTGACGGATTACATGCAGGTGCTGGAAAAGCGCATGGAAGGTCAGGAGTCAGGCCTGTACCTGAAGACCGGTATCGAGGCGATGGATGAAGCCTATGGCGGATTTGACCGCACCGACCTGATTGTCATCGCTGGCCGCCCGGGTATGGGCAAGACAGAGCTGGCAATCAACATCGGTAACTCAATCGGCCGGCAGAAGGGCAAAGGCCTGATGATCTCGATGGAGATGTCAGACATGCAGGTTGTTGAGCGTTTCGTTGCTGACCGTGGCGGCATCTCACTTGGCTCACTGCGCAACCCGCTGGATATGATTGATGAGCAGTACACGCGGCTCACCAATGCCTCTGCGCAGCTTCAGGAAGAAGATAACTACGTGCTGGATGAAACGCTGAGTGTTGACGAAATCATCGCCCATGCAGAGCGCATGAACATGGATGGCGGACTGAGCTTTGTGTCGATCGACTACCTCGGCCTGATGAAGAAACCGAAAGCTGAGCGTAACGACCTGGCGATTGCCGAAATCACCCGCAAGCTGAAGCAGTTCTGCCTGCGCAACAAAGTCCCGGTCATCCTCCTGTCGCAGCTTAACCGTGGCGTTGAAGCCCGTGCAGATAAGCGACCAACGATGTCAGACCTTCGCGAGTCCGGTGCCATCGAGCAGGACGCCGACGTGATTATCTTTCCTTACCGGGATGAGGTGTATCACGACAACAGCGACATGAAAGGCATCGCAGAAATCATCGTCGGAAAGTACCGCTCCGGCCAGCCTCAGACGTTCTACATGGGCTGGAAGAATGGTCACTTCACCAATATCGACCAGGCCGATGTGGCGCAACAGTATTCCGACAACAAAAACAAAGAGCAGCCAGCTAATGACTGGCGCTACGGAGGTCAGTGATGATCCACTATCACGGCGGACCAATAACTCCTGACACATGCTCTATTCGGGCATGGAAAGGGAGGCATGCTTTCATCTCCTTTGCTCATGCCGGTCAGATAAATCTCGCCTCAGAGTTCTGTCAGTCATTCGCTCTGGACAATGGTGCGTTCACAGCCTGGAAGGCAGCGGGCCGAAACAAAATCGACTGGACCGACTATTACGAGTTTGTCGCGCGCTGGAAAAACCATCCCGGATTTGATTTTGCCATCATCCCGGACGTAATCGACGGAGGAGAGGTCGAGAACGAAGCATTGCTTGATGAGTGGCCACATGGTGACTTCTATGGCGTACCGGTCTGGCACATGAACGAGAGTGACGACCGATTCATTCGGTTGTGCAATGAGTATCCGCGTGTGGCGATTGGTAGTTGCGGAGAGTACGACGTTAAGCGGCCAAATCTGGCTGTGGCGCGCATGAAGGACCTTATTCGGCACGTTGTTGACGATTACGGCCAACCTATCGCCAAGCTTCACGGCCTGCGCATGCTTAACCCACTTATTTTCACAAAACTACCGCTGGCGAGCGCAGACAGCACTAACGTAGCCAGAAACATTGGTATCGACAAGGCATGGTCTGGAGCCTACGCCCCGGCATCAAAAGAAACCCGCGCTGCATTGATGGTCGAACGTATCGAGTCACACAATAGCCCCGGTTCACTGCATTACTGTGAGCAGCGGGACCGGTTCAACATGCAGCTGCAACTGGCTGTATAGGAGGAAGCATGAACAACGTAATCCCCTTAAAACGCTCTGAGCACGTCATATCAGACGCCGAACTGGATAAGCTGGTGAATGACCTTGCTGCAATCTCTCAGCGCTATGCAGGCTTTATGTCACTCCCTGCAGCTATCCGTAAAAACCTCAGCGACGCATTAAAGCGAGAGAAACGCGATGGAGAAAGCAACGTTCCTGCTTAGGAGCGACAACATCCGACAGAACTGCATTACCGCCATCCAGCAACTCCCCGCCAATCCCGACAAGCCTCTGCAGGTAACCATTCAGGAAGACACCAGAAGTCTTGCGCAGAATCGCATGCTGTGGGCCTGCCTGCATGACGTATCGAGCCAAGTTGTCTGGTACGGCAAGAAGCTCAACTCAGAATGCTGGAAACATATTTTCAGCGCCAGTCTGAAAGGGCAGGAGACGGTGCCGGGTATCAATGGCGGCTTTGTAGTGCTGGGCCAGTCAACAAGCAAAATGCGCGTCAGTGAGATGCGTGACCTAATCACACTAATCCATGCCTTCTGTGCAGAGCAGAACGTCAGGTTTAGCGACGAGTCAGCGCGTGCAGCTGAGTAGGCTGGAAGATTCGGGAGTACAGCATGACACCACAGGTTACCTCCATTCCTCAGTTGCTCATTGAGACACGAGGAAACCAAACAGCAGTTGGCCGAGCGATCAAATCCACTCGCACTACTGTCAGGAAATATGCCCGAGACTTTAACTGCCGGTATCACGTCGTAGCCAATGGTGTGTTGATGGTCAGTCAGGGCGATCGTGGTCTTCACAAAAGGAAAAGCAATGAAGAAAACATGGTTCACCCATGACCCTGTAGATACAGCCACTGCAAACAAACTCATTTCCCGTTACAACGCCCGCAACATTCATACCCAAAAGACACTCGCCGCTGATCCCCGCTTATGGCTGGTTAGCGCGCTGTTGCCTGAAGGTAATCGCGAACCACGAAGAGACAAAACTTATGAGAACAAATGCTGGGCGTAAGCGTTGTTGTAGCTGCAGTACTGTGCTGACCAGTGAAGATAAACACCGGTTCGGAGTTAGCTGTGAAATCTGCGAAGAGGATATCTGGTATTACGAGCACCTCGACTATCTGCCAATTCATGCCGCATGGCGATATACCTGCTATCAAGTGCGCTGGCTGTGGCATACCGTTGGCTACGGACGAGACATATGCCTGCGTCCGCTGCTGCGCCGGCTGGATGCAAGACGACAACATCAAAATGCACGGAGGGGGCGATGAGGAAAGTCCGGCGAAGATGTAAGAACCCTGATTGCCGCGAATGGTTTCACCCGGGCTTCTCAAATCAAACGTGGTGCTCACCAGAATGCGGAACCGTAATAGCACTGGCAAAAAGAGAGAAGGACCGGCATAAGGCGATACAGGAAGCAGAACGACGACGAAAAGACGAAGCTCAGCAGGAAAAGCGGCACATCAAAATCCGCAAGTTAGCAGTAAAGCCCCTCAGTCACTTCCATAAGCAATCCCAGTCAGCCTTCAACGAATATATCCGTACTCGCGATGCCGCCGATCCCTGCATCAGCTGCGGACGATTCCATGAAGGAAAATATGACGCCGGGCACTATCGAACTCGCGGCGCTTCACCGGCTACACGCTACGAAGAAACCAACTGCCATAAGCAATGTGTACCCTGCAACCAGCACCTTTCCGGCAACATTGAAAACTACACGCCAAACCTCATTAAGAAAATCGGTCAGGCTGCTTTCGATCGCCTTATGGGTCCGCATGAGCAAAAGAAATGGACGCGGGAAGAGCTGCAGGAGCTGGCTGCGCACTACCGGCAGAAAACCAGAGAGCTGATCAAGCAGAGGAGTGAGGCGCAATGAGGATAGAGCGTGACTACCAGCAAATCGTCAGGCTATCAGGCGTCCGCAGCGCGGCAGACATGCGCCGGTTATTTGGCAATGGCTGGAAGACCATCAACAAATCACAGCAGGCATGGGTACGTCATCTGCTGAGCGTATGGGGTGATCACCTGGGCAGAGACGATTACGACCGTGCAGAGGTGAATGTGATTGGCCGGCTGATGATGCGATGCGAATGGAGCGAGCAGAAGGGCAGGCAGATAGAGAAAATCGTGTCACAGCTGCATTGTGAAGGGCTACGTGGTGAAGAGCTATTCCGCAAGGCGCGTGACCTGCTAATCCCTCAGTCATCAACGGCAAACATCATCGCTCTCGCCAAAGAATCAGATGATGCCGCCTTTGTTGAATCAGTCATGGTAAAGACGTTCGGTAAGGATAACCCGCTTCGTAATGTAGCCAGATTACGTTATTGCAAACGCAAGAGCGTGCAAAACATCGGCTCATCGCTGATTTATTACTGCGCCATCTCACACAAGGAGGCCCGGAATAGAATGGAATGGGCTATGGATATACTGGAAGGAGAAATGTTTTACGCAATTAAACGAGAAATGGAGAAGGAGATTCCTAAAAAAGCTGTATGATTATACAAAATAGCACGAAATGACAAAGACAAAGGGCATGTAACCTGGCACATTTACGGCATGATCGGGAAGTGAAGCGAACAGATCGCAGCTTTACCGGTCAGTTGCATAAATGTGGATGCCAAGAAGCCTCGCGAACTCACCAGTCGGCGGGGCTTTTTTATTATCCGCGATAGGGTATAAATAAATAAATATCCCTTCCTTGGGATAGGTGCTCCTAACAGCCGCTAAATAGCCATTAAGATTCATGATTTCGCAGTTAACATCGAAAAGAGCAAAGTTTCGCATCCTCCAGTAAACAAAAATGTTGACTATGTAAGCATAAATGTTTACTATTGTTCCATGTTCAACAGACACGAGGAGTAGTGAAGCAGAGCGAGTTCAGGCGGTGGCTTGAATCTCAGGGAGTCGAAGTTTCAAACGGTACTAACCATCTGAAGCTGAGATACAACGGGAAACGAAGTGTAATGCCGAGGCATCCCGGCGCTGAGTTAAAAGAACCACTGCGAAAGGCCATAATGAAGCAGTTAGGCCTGAAATAATTAACCAGCCCTCCGGGGCTGGTTCTCGCGAAGTTTCACTAACACGATATGCGATACCCGATTAATCTCGAGCCGTGCGACGGCGGATATGTGGTTTCGTTCCCGGATATACCGGAGGCGCATACTCAGGGCGATACGCGTGAGGAAGCGCTGGAGATGGGGCTGGATGCGCTGGTTACTTCATTTGATTTCTACTTTGAAGATAACCAGCCTGTCCCGGCACCAGGTCCGGTTACCGGTGATTTTGTAGAGGTTCCGGCGAGTGTGTCGGCGAAAGTGCTATTGCTGAATGCTTTCCTTGCTTCCGGCTTAACTCAGGTTGAGCTGGCCGCACGCATGGGAGTTAAAAAGCAGGAAGTGACGCGCATCTTTGATCTGCACCACTCGACCAAAATCGATACGGTTCAAAAAGCGCTGAATGCGCTTGGCAAGCGGCTTGAATTAGTCGCTGCCTGACAGCTTTAAGTATCCTATTCAAAGGCTCACTTCGGTGGGCCTTTTTCGTTTTTCGCCCCTGCCAATCAATCTCGACTCTCACTTTTTCCTGTGTGGCAACGAGCGATCTTTTCTTCTGACTACCTGCAGCACCGACCGTAATCACGGAGGTGTTATGAGTATCGATATGAGCAAACTGGCTTCAGGCGCAGCATATGGCGCATCTGCCGGGACAATCGCCAATGGTCTGCTGACCCGGCTTAGTCCCGATGAATGGAGTGCTATAGGCGTGCTGGCCGGTATCCTAGTCGCGCTATTCACGCTCGGCATCAACTGGTACTACAAACGCAAGGCTACCCTGGCGCAAATCAAAGCCCTTCAGCGCTGGCCCACTGCGCCAGACATCAACGAGGATTAATCCATGGCTATGTCAAACAGCCTGCGTAATAAGCTTATTGCTGTCGCGGGTGGCGGAGCTATGGCTATCGCTACGGTATTCCTCGGCGGAAAGGATGGGGTAGAGGGCAGAGTGTACGAGCCTTACAAAGATGTGGCTGGCGTCTGGACTGTCTGCGACGGTCACACTGGCACTGACATCATTAAAGGAAAGAAGTACACCGACCGTGAATGTGATCGTCTGCTGTGGAGTGACCTACAGCCGGTTAAGAAGTCGGTAGACGGCCTTGTCAAAGTACCGCTGGGTGAATATCAGCGTGCCGCGCTCTACAGCTTTACTTACAACGTTGGCTCTGGTGCATTCTCTAAATCGTCACTGCTTAAGAAACTCAACTCAGGCGATGTCGATGGCGCATGCGAAGAGCTGCGCCGCTGGATTTATGCTGGTGGGCAGAAGTGGCGAGGGTTAATGAACCGGCGCGATATGGAGCGCTCGATGTGCCTGGCGGAGAGTGCTGATGACCTTAAAGGCTAAAGTGCTCGCTGTGCTTATCCTGCTGGTTCTGCTGCTCTTAGCCACCTCGCTAGCGCTTGCGCTCTACTACCGCGGCAATGCCATTGACTACAAGGCGCAGCGTGACACTGCAACCGGTAATCTCAGGCTGGCTAAAGACACCATCACCGACATGCAGACACGCCAGCGTAATGTCGCCGCACTCGATGAGAAATATACGAAGGAGCTAGCCGATGCTAAAGCCACTATCGAGCAGCTGCATGATGATGTTGCTACTGGTAAGCGCCGGCTGCAGCTCAACGCAACCTGCACGAAGCAATCCACCGCCGGCACCGCCAGCCTGGATGATGCAGCCAGCGCCCGACTTACTGACGCCGCTCAACGGAATTATTTCATCCTCAGAGAGCGAATCGAAGTCGCCGGAAAGCAGATAGCTGGGCTTGAGCAGTACATCAGAGAGCAGTGCATTAAATGACTACTTAGAAGTAGCGGAAACGGACTTTGAATTGTAGCTATATGAAATGGGCGTCATTTTGACAGTATTCTGCGTATTCCTGCTGCGGGTAATAGGCAAGTTACTAACCATATAAGCAAGGCAGTTCTTAATGACATGAAATACCAATGCCATATATTTGATTCCGATCGGCGTGCTTTTACTATGGAAGGCATAATTTCTTTCTTCCCCTGAGTCGAGTAGCACCCATAGCTTATATTCTTTGTCCAATATTGAAATTGATGACTCTGGTTCAAACTTTTTGCATAAAATGGCGATAGCATTAATTTGGTTGGCATCAGGACCGGCATGGTCATACTTATGAGCATAGTCATTTCTGATGTCGTTGAGTTTGTCTATGGCTCTAAAAGCATCGATAGGCATCCCAAGTTTCTGGCAAAGCCTAGCTTTAGCCCCAAAAGCCATGCCGAACTGAACTTCTTTTTTTGTATCAGTAGGCTTAGAAAAAAGCTTTGGATTCTGGACAGACCCACATATCCATGCCTCAAGAAATCTTTCTAAGGTGAGATGAGAAGCTAACACTGAGGCTAAGTTGTTATCTTTTTGAGCTATTCCAATAATTCGCTCTGCATCGTAAACCTCGCCAATAATTTCCATAACTATATCAATATTCATTGATGACTCCTTGAGAGAAAACTATGGCACTCACCGACAAACAAGAAATGTTCTGTCGCGAGTACCTCATCGATTTGAACGCCACGCAAGCGGCCATTCGGGCGGGGTACAGCGAAGGTTCATCACGCAACCAAGCGCACCGCCTGATGACAAATGACGACATTTTGCAGCGTATCGCAGAATTGAATCAGGATCGACTCAAGCGCACCAATATTGACGCTGACTACGTTCTCAGGCAGGCGGTAAAGCTTCATGAGCGTTGCATGCAGGAAGTCGAGCCGCTGAAAGATCGTCGGGGTGAAGAGATTACCGACGAGCAAGGTCGCACCATTTATGGCTTCGATGCTAAGGGTGCTGTGGCTTCTCTAAAACTGATTGGTGATCACATCACTATTCAGGCATTCAAGCAGCAAACCGCTACCGAAATCACTGGTGCTGATGGTGCGCCGCTTAAGGTAGATGTCACCAGAATGACTCCGCAGGAAGCAGCCGAGCAGTATAAAAAACTGATGGGATAAGGGCTGCTTTTGGCAGCCACTTAAATTATTAATCCTTTCGGCTAACCCGACCTAAGGACTTTGCTGCGGCAATTTTCACTTCATTATTGAAGTCACGTGTTAGCTCCAACAAGCGCGAGGTTATAGCAGGGATTTTACTTCCACCTTCGCCAAGCGCTTCTATTGCTGCAATTTTCACATCAATATTTTGGTCACGCGTTAATTCTAAAAGTCTTGTGCTAACTGCTGGAATCATGAAGCCTCCTTTGGGATTAGTCCGAATACAATATCTGGCTGATTAAGAAATAAATCAAGAGCAGGCTTTTCAATGCCAATTCCATTTCCGTTTGACTTCAAGAACCCGGACTACGCTCAGGTTTTTGAGTGGAGAATGGAGAGGCTGCAGCGTATCCGCGCTAACCCTGAAGTGTTGCCCGCGCTCAAAGCGTTTTATCGTGATAACCCGGCTCAGTTCATTATCGACTGGGGGATGACGACGGACCCGCGAAACCTCGATTACGGCCTGCCTGTGACCATTCCATTTCTGCTCTTCCCAAAACAGGAGGAGTGGATTGACTGGATTATGGATCGCCGTCGCGGCATGGAGAACGGCATCACTGAAAAGAGCCGTGAGATGGGCCTCAGCTGGACGTCAATTGGCCTCGCATGCTCTCTCTGCCTGTTCAATAAAGAAATGGTGATTGGCTTCGGCTCCCGTAAAGAAGAGTACGTAGACAGCACCGGCGACCCAAAGGCTCTGTTCTGGAAGGCACGCAAGTTTGTCGAAACACTGCCGGTTGAGTTCCGGGGCAGTTGGAGCGAAAAGAAGCATGCCCCATACATGCGAGTTGAGTTTCCTGATACCGGGGCCGTGCTGAAGGGTGAGGCAGGCGACAACATTGGTCGCGGTGACAGAACCACTCTGTACTTCGTGGATGAGGCGGCGTTTCTGCAGCGTCCATTACTCATTGATGCTGCACTATCTCAGACAACTCGCTGCCGTATCGACCTGTCATCAGTAAACGGGATGTCGAATCCATTCGCACAAAAGCGCCACGGCGGACGCATCCCGGTATTCACATTCCACTGGCGAAGCGACCCGCGCAAGGATGACGCCTGGTATCAGAAGGAATGCGCAAAAATCGATAACCCGGTAGTCGTTGCTCAGGAGCTTGACCTCAACTACTCCGCATCAGCTGAAGGTGTACTCATCCCTAACGAGTGGGTACAGGCTGCCGTGGATGCTCACATCAAATTGGGCATATCACCTACCGGCAAGCGACTGGGGGCGATGGATGTCGCCGACGAGGGCAGAGATAAAAACGCCTTTGCGCGCCGTTACGGATTTCTGCTTGAAGAGGTTGATGAGTGGTCTGGCGTTGGCAGTGACATCTACAGCTCTGTAATGAAGGTGTTTGGCCTGTGCGATCACAACAACCTCGAAGAGTTCCGGTTTGATGAGGATGGCTTAGGTGCTGGAGTACGTGGGGATGCAAAAGCAATCAACGAACTGCGCCAGCCAGAAGGAAGACCATATATCCTCGCAACCCCATTCCGTGGGAGTGGCTCAGTATTTGACCCTGAAGGCGAGGCCGTTAAAGGTGACAACGGGCAGCCATCTCGACTCAACAAAGACTTCTTCGCCAATTCCAAAGCACAGAGTTGGTGGCACCTCCGCAAGTTATTCAGAAACACTTTCCGCGCTGTTAACGGGATGGAATTCAATCCTGATGAAATTATCTCCCTCAGCAGCGGGATAACCAATAAAGACAAACTGATTATCGAACTATCCCAGCCGACCTACTCAATCAACGGAGTGGGGAAAATCGTCGTGGACAAGCAGCCGGATGGCACCAAGTCACCTAACCTGGCTGACTCGGTGATGATCAGTTATGCACCTATGGAAACCACGCTCGATATCTGGGCGCAACTTGGGAAAGGCTGAATATGTCCGAAACAGAAAGCATGTCGCAGCCTGTACCAACGCGTGACAGCTATGAAAACTTCATTGCCCGGATGGGCGTCAACGAGTCAAACCAGTCTGGTGCTGGCACCTACCGCAACAACTGGACATCCCGCAACCGCCTTCTGATTGAGCAGGCCTACCGCACGTCATGGCTGGTTGGCGCAGGCGTTGATGCTATCCCTGATGACATGACCCGCAAGGGCGTCACTATCACCTCCAAGCTCGAAGATGGCCGCAAGAAGCAGCTCGATCACGCATGGGATGAGATGGGGCTGTGGGAAGCACTCAATGACACGCTGAAGTGGGCGCGGCTCTATGGTGGCGCTGTAGGCGTCATCCTGATTGACGGCCAGAACTATTCAACACCGCTTCGTGTCGAGACCATTGCCAAAGACTCCTTCAAGGGCGTGATGGTGATGGACCGCTGGATGCTCAACGCCATGACGGAGCGCCGGGTAAGCAAGCTGGGGCCGGACTTCGGCATGCCAGAGTTCTACAAGGTTGTGACATCAGCTACCGGCATTCCGCCGTGGCGCATTCACCATTCGCGACTGATTCGATTTGATGGCATCCCTTTACCTTATCAGCAGCGCCTGACAGAAAACGACTGGGGCATGTCGGTGATTGAGCGCTGCTTCGATCGCCTGCTTGCTTTCGACTCCACGACGACCGGTGTTGCGCAGCTGGTCTACAAAGCTCACCTGCGCACCTACAGCATCGAAGGCCTGCGTAAGCTGCTGGCGATGGGTAAAGACAGCCCGATGTTCAAGGGGCTGATGTCGCACATGGATATGATCCGCGAATACCAGAGCAACGAAGGTATGACCATCATGGACGCTGCCGACAAGTTCGAGGCGCACACCTATTCCTATGCCGGGCTCAGCGACGTGCTGGCACAGTTTGGTCAGCAGGTGTCAGGCGCGTTCGGCATCCCACTGGTGCGACTTTTTGGTCAGTCTCCTGCAGGTTTCTCTACCGGTGACACTGACCTGGCTAACTACTACGACAACGTGTCCACCCAGCAGGAACGCAAGTTGCGCCGCCCCATTCGCAAACTGTTTCAGGTCCTGCATATGAGCCTGTTCGCAACGCCTCTGCCTAATGACTTCACATTCGAGTTCAACGAGCTGTGGCAGACACCAGACAGTGAGCGTGCCGACACTGCAACGAAGGTTGTGGCCGCAACCGTTCAGGCTGTTGACGCTGGCCTGATGACAGAGAAAGCCGGGGCAATGCATCTGCAGGAGACCGCACGTGTAACCGGCATCGGCTCAACCATCAGCGACGAGGATATTGATAATGCCAGTGACCTCCCGCCGCCGAGCGAGAAAGACCTCGATAACGTCGAAGCCACCGAACCTGAAGCGCGCCGAGAGGCAACTGGGAACACAGCTACGACAGATAGCGCAGGCAGTGGGCGCGATAGTCGAGGGTTCTTACGATGGTTCAAATGACAGCGTCACCGACATCATGGACAGGCTGGAGCGTTACGCCGACCTGATTGAGCCATGGGCTGAAGCGGTATCAAATCGCCTCATCAGCACGCTGGAGATTGCCGACGATTCGATGTGGCGTGAGCGTTCCTATCAAATCTCTGCCGGTCTGCGTGACCTGATGGCTGGCAGTCAGGGGATGGTAACCCGCAGCATCATTCAGGAGCAGGTGAAGCTGTTCAAGTCACTTCCGCTGGAAGCAGCCGACCGGGTCTACGCCATTCACAATCAGGCTATTGAGGCTGTGGTGTCCGGTAAACGCTCCAGTGAGCTGAAGAAAGAAATCATGCGTACCGGTGAGGTAACGGAATCCCGGGCGAGAACCATTGCCCGTACTGAGGTCGGCCGGGCATCAACTGCTATCACACAGGCTCGCTCAACCGCTATCGGCTCGCGTGGTTACATCTGGCGCACGGTTGATGACAGCGACGTGCGTCACTCTCACAAACAAATGGAAGGCCAGTACATTGACTGGGCAAGGCCGCCCACGCTTGATGGCATGACCGGCCACGCCGGTCAGTTTCCTAACTGCCGCTGCTACTGCGAGGTTGTGGTGCCTGAAGATTGATTGATAAAGTCGCATGCTTTAACGTTGTTAATTAATAGATTTATTCACAACCAATGGACAACGTGATGCATCCGAAAAGTTATCCTGAGAAAGGGCAGATAAACCCTGGTAGTTGCTTAGCTTTCGGCATAAGTCTGGACTCAAGGCACAGTAAGGCCTGGGAGTTGGCTGAGATGCTTTTGTTTACGGATGAGCTGGCAAAGGCTGGTTTACAACAGTACGTTAAATCAGTTTTCTACGATTCCAATGCTGATCTCTGCCAATTTGAATTCACCGATGAGGTTGAGGAGTTCAGCCCCATAGAAGATGAAATTAAAGAAGCCGCTTTGAAAACCATTAGCCAATTCGAATGGCATGGTAGCGTTGATCATGGTGACACCATGCGAAATCGAAATTTCCCAGACTTTTAATGTTCACACCGACCAACCCTGCTTAGGCAGGGTTTTTTTATGCCTGAAAACAGGTGACGCAATGCAATATTTCTACACAACCCGCCTCGGAAACACTCGTTTTGAAATGGCCGACGGCTCCCTGCTATGCAAAGACGTCCCGATCGCCCGAATCGGCGCGCAGGTATACGACGAAAGCGAACTACCCGGCATTGTTGGTGATGAGGACGGTGAGATTGTCGTAACGCGCGATGCTGACGAAGTATTTCGGCCGGAAACGCTCGCCTCATTCGAAGGCATGGCATTCACGCTGGGCCACCCGAAAGACATGGTTAATCCCGGCAACTGGAAGGAACACGCACACGGGCATATCCAGAACGTCCGGCGCGGCACTGGCGAACAGGCAGATTTAATGCTGGGTGACATCCACATCAAGACTGCTGAAGGCATTCAGAAGGTGATGGATGGTCAGGACCAGATATCAATGGGCTATGACGCTGAGTATGAGCAGCAATCCCCCGGACAAGCCCGGCAACACACAATTATCGGTAACCACTGTGCGAGCGTACCCAATGGTCGCGCAGGCATTCGCTGTTCAATTGGAGATAGCACATTCATGACTACCAAAAATCAGGGCTGGTTTAGCCAGCTGAAACGGGCAATTAAAACCAAGGATGCCGATAGCCTGGCTGATTTGGTTGATAACGCGCCATCAGAGCTGATCGAACCAAGCCTTGATTTGGCTCGGGCAGTAAACATCACCATCAACCCGGCGCAGCCACTGCCACAAGAGCGCGAGCTTGGCGGCCTGACTACCGATGAAGAAGGTGGTGAAGGCGGCGGAGCTATGAGTATTGGCGAGCTGGAGAAGAAAGTCGATGCTCTGGCTGTTCTGGTACAGCAGCTGATTAACCCGGCTTCTACCTCTACCACCGACTCCGATCCGGACGAAGAGGATGAGAAGAAGAAGGCCACCACTGACGCTGCATACCATCAAGGCGTCGTTGCTCGTGCTGAGCTGATCATGCCGGGCGTCAAGCTGCCTGAAGGTGGCAAGCTGGCGGCGTTCAAACGCTCCACTATGGACGCAGCATTCAGAACGCCGGAAGGTCAGGCATTGCTTGCGCCGCTGGTTGGTGCAACGCCTGACTTCAGCAAGATGCCAAAAGCGACGCTGGATGCCATTTTCGTGTCTGCGAGTGAAATCGCTAAATCACGTAACGCTGCGCCGGTCACCGCCTCCCGCGCTGCTTTCTACGATTCATCCAACAAAAACTCACCGGCTGCTCTCAATAAAGCCTTCGCCGCTCACTGGAAAAAATAAGGGATAAACCCATGGTTGCATATTTGTACCGGATGCCACTAGGCATCGCCGGGGCTATTTCACGCCCTCAGGACCTGACCACCGAGCCGGTGATTCTCGACTCGACCAATACCTTCAGCGCTTACGGCCTTGTTGGCAAGGACAGCGCAGACGGCAAGTTTATCCCGCTGGCTGCTTCTGATGCTGCCACCGTGATTACCGGCCTGTACGTTCGCCCGTATCCAACTACCTCGACGCCAGACATGGTCCGTCAGGTTGGCACCGGCAAAAACTTCACCGGCGACGTGATGAAGCGCGGCTACATGACCGTGAACATCGGCAGCACCGCTGTTGGGCTGGTCAAAGGTGGCGCGGTCTATGTCCGTAATGCTAACCCGACCGACGCGAGTCCGCTGGGCGCAATCCTTGGCGCAGCAGTAACCGACGAAACTGTCGTGCTGCCTAATGCCTCCTTCACCGGTGCAGGCGATGCCGCTGGCAACGCTGAAGTCGCTTACAACATCTAAGGGAACCGCTAAATATGTTTACTTTTGACCAAGCCACCGTTGACGGTTCTGGCGCTTTCCTGGTTGGCGAGCTTGAGCGCCTCGATCAGAACCTGAATATGCCGTTGGTGGGGTACACCTGGTCGCGCGATATTGAGCTGCGCGAAGATGTGTCCATCGCTGATGACATCAGTTCTTTCACCAACTCTCAGTTTGCAGCAGCGGGCACACCTAACCCGGCTGGTAAAAACTGGATCGGCAAAGACTCCACTGCAATCGCAGGCGTTAACGTCGACATCTCCAAAACCGGCTTCCCGCTGACCCTGTGGGGCATGGAGCTGGGCTGGACTGTTGTCGAACTGGCCGCCGCCGCCAAAGTAGGCCGCCCGCTGGATACGCAGAAGTTCGATGGCATGCAGCTGAAGTGGAACATGGATACCGATGAACAGGTATATCGCGGCGACAGTCAGCTCGGCGTGAAAGGCCTGACTAACTATACCGGTGCCGCGGTGACCAACGCGCCGAAAACATGGGCAACCTCTACTGCCGATGAAATCCGCACCTCGATCAACCTGCTGCTGTCGAATGCATGGGCTGCCACCGGTTACACCATCGTTCCGCGTGACCTGCTGCTGCCGCCAGAGCAGTTCGCTCTGCTGTCGAGCATCATCGTCTCATCTGCCGGTAACCAGTCATTGCTGACCTACCTGCAGAACAACACCATCGCATTCCACCAGAATGGCACGCCACTGAATATCCGTGCTGTGAAGTGGCTGAAAGGCGCGGGCGTTGGCGGCACTGACCGCATGATGGCTTACACCAACGACAAAAAGTTCGTGCGCTTCCCGATGGTTCCGCTGCAGAACATCCCGGTTCAGTATCGCGGCATTTACCAACTGACCACCTACTACGGCAAGCTGGGCGCTGTTGAATCTCCGTACCCGGAAACCATCGCGTATATGGATGGCATCTAACCTATCCGCCCCGAAAGGGGCATTAAGGAGAATGTAATGGCTAAGAAGACCATTCGTGTGCACACCCCGTTTAAGTTCAATAGCGAAGACGGCACGGCTCAGGAGTTCAGCGTCGGCGAGCACACCGTTGATGACAAAGTCGCTGAACACTGGTTTGTTGCTGCGCACTCTGAAGTCACCGGCAAAGTAAAAGCGCCGGCTGACACCAAAGAGTTTCAGGCGCAGATTGATAGCCTGACCGCGCAGCTGGCGGAGAAGGATAAGGCTTACGGCGACCTACAGTTGTCTGTTGCAGACAAAGACCAGGCTATTGCTGACCTGACCGCGCAGCTGGCAGCACTGCAGCAGCCTGTGATTGATCCGGAACCGGAAGGTAACAACGATGGCAAGAAACAAAAACCTGCCGACAGTAAGTGATATCCGCCGCGACTTCCCGCAGTTCTCTGACACCACCAAGTACCCCGACACAGTAATCCAGTTTCGTCTCAATCTCGCCGACATGCTCATTGATGGCTCTGCTATGGGGGACATGTTCCCCTACTTAGTCGAGTTGTTTGTGGCGCATTACATGGTGCTGAATGCGGCTGATACTGCTGCCGGGGTGCTGGGTGGTGCCGGTGGCGCTACGAGTGGTGTAGTTGCTTCCAAGTCAGTAGATAAGGTCAGCGTGAGTTATGACAACAGCTCAACGCTGAACGCTGATGCGGGCTTCTGGAACTTCTCTCGCTACGGTGCGGAGTTCTGGCAGATGCTGCAGTACTTCGGGTATGGCGGGATTCAGCTATGAAATCAGGGCTGACGGTGCGCAGTGACAACGCTCAAAGCATTCTGGATGCCCTTAAAACCCTTGCGAACAAGGATGTTCTGGTGGGCATCCCTGAATCGAAAGATGGGCGTGATGATGGCGATATCGGGAATGCGGCGATCGGCTACATCAACGAGAACGGCTCCCCAGCTCAGAATATCCCGCCGCGCCCGCATCTGAAGCCTGGCGTTCATTCAGTTGAGCAGGATTTCATACCTCATCTGAAAGCCGCTGCTCAGAAGGCGCTTGAGGGGAATGCGGAGGGTGCGGTTACATCTCTCGAACGAGCCGGGACCGTGGCCGCAAATGGGGTGAAACGTTACATCACCATTACCGGGTTTACGCCCCTGGCGGATGCCACGATCAATAATCGTCTTCGTCGTGGGCGTACCGGCAATAAGCCGCTAATCGACACAGGTAAGTATCGCCGCTCAATCACGCACATTGTGAGGGATAAAGATGCCGACTCTTGATGTAACTGACGTGCTGCTCTCACCTGAATTCCTCGACACATCCCTCACCGTTAAACGAAATGTCCAGACTGTCGATGCAGATGGATTTGCCAGCAACACAACCACTGTGACTCAGTTTGGTGGCGTGGTGACGGTTGACCGATCACTTGAAGCGCGGCGCATGCAGGCCGGTCAGGTTATCAACGGGGCAATCCTGATTGTGACTGTTTTTCGCCTGACCAGCGGCAACACTGGTATTGATGCTGACATTGTCACCTATCGAGGGCGAGAGTATCGCGTCACCTTTGTTGACCCATACACGGCTTACGGTGCGGGCTTCGTTCAGGCTCACTGCGAGCTATTGCCATTTGACGGAGGCGCAGGTGAGTAACGACAGCGCAGCGCCTGGCTTTCTGACGCCTTTAGGCTCATCACAGGCCTACGATGAAACGCTTGAGCGAGAGCTTAGCCAGTGGGCCAGAGCGTTATCCAGATTGCCGTCAGGAATGGTCAGGCCGAGATGGACAGCTACGCAGGCGGCTCTTCCTCCGGCTGACACTAATTGGTGTGGATTCGGCATCATCGGCTTTACGGCTGATAACGCTCCGGCGTTCGTCCGGCAGACTGAAGATGACAGCCAGCTCTGGCGACATGAGGTGATTGAAACGCTTGCATCCTTTTATGGTCCGCAAAGCCAGTCAATCGCAACGATGTTCCGCGACGGGCTGACGGTTGAGCAGAACAACGAAACCCTGAAAACAAACGAGCTGTCACTTGCTGATTACAGTGAGCTGACAGCCTTCCCCGAGCTCATCAACAACCAATGGGTTCGCAGGTACGACATCACTGTGCGCCTGCGCCGCAAGGTAATCCGAGACTACGGCATTAAATCACTGGTCGAAGCGCCAGTATCATTCTTTGGAGATTAATCTATGGCACAGGGCTTACCTGTATCCAACGTTGTAAACGTTGATGTGATCATGTCGCCCACTGCGGCGACGGGTCGTAATTTCGGCTCGCTGCTGATTCTCGGCACATCGACTGTAATCCCTGTGTCAGAACGCATCCGGCTCTACACCAGCTCAGAAGATATCGGTGTTGATTTCGGTGAAGACAGCCCGGAATACGAAGCGGCGCTGATTTACTTCTCACAGTCACCGCGACCATCTCAGGTCTACGTCGGCCGCTGGGCCAAGACTCTGGCAACCGGCGAAACTGGCAGCGTTGAAACGCTGGCGCAGGCAATCAGCGCAGTGCTGCAGTTTACCAACTGGTATGGACTGGGTATTGCAGATGAAGACGAGTTGACGCCTGCAGAGATTACGGCCACTGCAGCAGCAATTCAGGCATCCAGCCTTAGCCGCGTGTTTGCTGTCACCTCTTCTGATTCTGGCATCATCGACTCAGCTACCACTTCAGATGTGGCCTCAACCCTGAAGGCTGCCGGTTACAGTCGCACCTTCGTTCAGTATTCGACGAAGAGCAAATATGCAGCACTGTCGGCGTTTGGGCGTGCGTTTACCGTCGATTTCACTGGCAACAACACCACGATCACCCTCAAGTTTAAAACTGAACCGGGCGTGACGTATGAAACTCTGACCAGCGCTCAGGCGGCCGCAGTAGATGCGAAGAATGCCAACGTCTACGTGTACTACGCGAATGACACAGCAATCCTTCAGCAGGGCGTGATGTCCAACGGCGACTTCTTTGATGAGCGACACGGGCTGGACTGGCTGCAGAACTACGTGCAGACAAATCTGTTTAACCTGCTGTACACATCAAGCAGTAAAATTCCGCAGACAGAAGCCGGTATCACACGCCTCCTGACTAACGTTGAGATGTCGCTCGACCAGGCTGTTTCGAATGGTCTGGTCGCGCCGGGCGTCTGGAATGGCGGTGACATCGGACAGATCACTTCTGGTGACACGCTGACCAAGGGCTATTACGTCTATGCGCAGCCTCTGTCATCGCAGGCTCAGTCTGACCGAGAGAAACGTCGCGCGCCGCTGATTCAGGCTGTTATCAAACTGGCCGGTGCAGTTCACTACGCCGATGTTCAGATCAACGTTGTTCGCTAAGGGGATATAGATGAGTACCTACAGCTTTATGGACATCACGGCGTCCATGACCGGACCGACCGGCTCAATTGACCTTGGCTACGGTTCTGCGAACTCCGAAGAAGGGATCACGGTAACGATGACCGAGGCTAAAAACACCATGACGATTGGTGCGGATGGTGAGCCGATGCACAGCCTCCATGCGGGTAAAAGTGGCACCGTTACCATCAACCTCCAGAAAACCTCGCCGGTAAATAAGAAGCTCTCACTGATGTATAACGCACAAAGCCAGTCTTCTGCGCTGTGGGGCAATAACGTGTTTGTTCTGCGCAATAAGGCATCAGGCGACATCGTTACCATCCGTTCTGCGGCCTTCCAGCGCCAGCCTGACTGGAACAACCCAAAGGTTGCCGGAATGGTCGCATGGGTGTTTGACGGCGGGAAAATCGACGAAGTGCTCGGGGAGTTTTAATCGATGGAATTTGAAATCAAAGGCGTTAACTACCGCGCATCAAAGCTCAGCGTTTTCGACCAGCTGAAGGTGTCCCGCAAATTGCTCCCGGTTCTGGCCGGGATGCTTGGCGACTTCCAGTCTATCAAGTCTGCAACCCAAGGCGGTGATGTCTATAAAGCCCTTGAGACGGCATTGCCGAAAATTGCGGACTCTCTGGCAGAGATGAGCGAAGAGGATACGAATGCGATCATCTTTCCCTGCCTGTCCGTGGTAGCCCGTCAGAACGGCAAGGTATGGGCACCGGTAATGTCACAGAACGAATTGATGTTCGATGACATCGACCTGATGGGCATGCTGCAGATTGTTGGTCGGGTGGTGGGCGACAGCCTGGGAAATTTTTTGCCCGCAGCCCCAGACAAAGAGATTGCGGACAACTCAGCGGCCTGACGCTTGAATCCCTACCTGATGGTGAAGACTTCTTGATGCGGCCGGTTGATGCCGGGTACATCAGTTACAGCGCACTGAAAGATGGTTCAGTAGACCTCGCAGACATTGCACGTATGAATGACTGGCTCGACCTGAAGGCAGATAACAACAACCGCATTGAGCGCTGGAGACATGATAATGAACGCTGAGACTATCAAGGATTTTCTGGTAAGCCTCGGCTTTCAGATTGACGATGCTGGCGCTCGCAGGTTTGACTCTGTGGTGCTGGGTACCACGCTGCAGGTAGTAAAGCTCGGTGCCGCAGTGGAAGCTACCGCCCTGTCAGTGGTGGCCTTCACAGCTAAAATCGCCAGCGGACTGGACCAGCTTTACTGGTCATCCCAGCGTACGGGCGCGACTGTGGCAGGCATACAGTCTATTGGTTATGCCGCATCTCAGGCAGGTTCAAGCGCAGAGGCTGCGCGTGGCTCCCTTGAGGGGCTGTCGCGGTTCATGCGCAACAACCCCGGCTCTGAAGGATTCCTGAACCGTCTTGGCGTACAGACCCGCGACGCCAGCGGCAACATGCGGGATATGGCTAGCATCTTTACTGGTGTGGGCCAGAAGCTCAGCAATATGCCGTATTACCGCGCAAACCAGTATGCGCAGATGCTCGGCATTGATGAAAACACATTGATGGCGATGCGTCGCGGACTGGGTCAGTTCAATCAGCAATACACGCAGATGGCTAAGGCTATCGGCTTCAATGCCGACCAGGCTGCAATCAGCTCCAATAAGTTCATGACTTCGCTACGCGCTTTCGGCCAGATGGCTGGAATGGCGCGCGATAAAATTGGCTCCAGCCTGGCTGATGGATTGTCAGGTTCAATCGATACCCTGAGAAAGCAGATTGTCGATAACTTTCCGAAGATTGAGCAGACGATCACCAGTGGCGTGAAAGGTCTGTTATGGCTTGCGGAGACGATAGGAAGGGTTGTTTACCGATTAATTCAGGCTGGCGGCGACATCATGCAGTGGTGGTCATCGCTGGATAAGTCGACTCAGCGCCTGATAGAAGTGTTTGGCGCGCTGGTGCTCACCTGGAAGTTGTTGAATAGCGCATTCCTGACATCACCGATAACTCTTATCGGTTTGTTGGGAGGTGCAATACTTGCTCTCTATGATGACTATAAAGTCTGGAAAGAGGGAGGGAAGTCGTTAATCGACTGGGGCAAGTGGGAGCCGCAAATTAAAGGCGCCATTAAAGGCATCGATGATTTGAAAGATACCGTGATGCGTCTTATTGGCATTGACCCTCAGGCATGGACAGCCAAATGGGACATGAGCAATCTCATGACCAATCTTGACGACTTTTCAAAAATGCTTGATGGCATTGCAAGGCTTTTAAACGCCATAAAGGATGGGCGCTGGAAAGATGCTTACTCGATTGGCCGAGAGTTGGTTAATCAGGGGAAAAGTAATCCTGAAGCATTACCTGCCGTTACATCCAGTGCAGATAGTGCTGCCGAATATATTAAGAGCAAAACAGGGTTCGATCCGCGCAGCTTAGGTTTAGCCATGAAGCGGTGGCTGAGCGATAGCAGCCCTCAGTCGTTGCCTGCTGAAGATTCAGGGCCTGAACAAATCTACCCTGTCGATGGTCCTGCCTCGCAATATGCCCAATCGGTTCGCAGACCGCGAGCAAGCAGAGATGGTGCAGCATTACTGGGCTGGATGAAGCCGACAATGGATAAACTGGAGCAGCTTTACCGGCTTCCTGAAGGATTGCTCAGAAGCGTTGCAATAGCAGAGTCCTCTGGCAATCCTAACGCAGTATCTGGCGCAGGCGCTCAGGGCCTGTTCCAGATTATGCCGGGAACCGGTCGTGATTTAGGTTTGCGTGGCAATGACGCATTTGACCCAATGAAAGCGGCAGGGGCTGCAGCGAAATACCTGAGTCAGCTTTTAAAAGCTAATGGTGGTGATTTGTCTAAAGCTCTCGCCTCATATAATTGGGGGCTTGGTAATGTGCAGAAGCATGGCATGGCTTTGATGCCGCAAGAGACCCGAAACTATGTCCCTAGAGTTCTCAGTAATATGCCGGGTGCTGGCGCCAGCATCAATCAGGAAACAAATATACACATTCACGGGGTGAGCGATCCGGAGCGCGCAGGCAGCAGCGTCGCAGAGCGTCAGATGGGCGTTAACTCCAGACTAACCCAGCAACTCACACCGGCGGTCAGATAATGGATATTCTCTCTACGCTGTTCTCACAGCAAAGCAGGAAGATAGGCCTGATTATCCCGGACGTGGTTATCTCGGAGAAGCACAGTGATGTGCTGGAAATAACAGAGCACCCTACCGAGAATGGCGCGCCGGTTGCTGACCATGCCTACAAGCGCCCATCAGAGCTGACAATGGAGGTGGGCTTTTCTGGTGGCGGTTCATTGCTGGACCTGCTCGATACATCGTCCATTGGCCTTAGTCTTGGCCTGAGCCCAAAGGAGACCTACCAAAGCCTCCTCGACCTTCAGGCCAGCCGCGTTCCTTTCGATGTGGTGACCGGTAAGCGCATCTACAGCAACATGCTGATTCGCGTAATAGACGTCACCACTGACCGCACTTCTGAAAACGTCCTGATGGCATCCCTTACTCTGCGGGAGTTCATCATCACTGAGACTCAGACGATCAGCGTGGCCAATAAGTCAGAAATGACGGATGGAGTGAGTACCTCACCCGTTCAGAACACCGGCATAAAGTCAGTGAAAAGCGCCAATGAGTCTTTGCTTTCGAAACTCTATAGCTACGTGTCGGGGTAATCATGCAGGGATATGAAATCCCGCTATCTCCGGACAATCAGGCATTCAATATCATCCTGAGCAACACCACCTACAAGCTGCAGGTGGAGTGGCGTGACTTCGCATGGGTGTTTGATTTGAAGGACAGCGGCGGCAATGAAATCGTAAGCGGCATTCCCATGGTGACGGGTGGCAATCTGCTTGCTCAGTGGGGCTACCTTAACCTGGGTTTTGCGCTTGAAATAGCCTGTGATGATGCTTCGCAGGATTACCCGACCAAAACCGACCTTGGCATCCGCAGTCACCTTTACGTCATAACGGAGTGAGCATGAGCCAGAACTGGATGCGCCACTTTGAACTTCTCCTTATTGATGAGTCCGACGCAGGCATCAGCCTCTCTGATTTCAAAGTCGTGTTTAACATCGAGTGGACTAATGCGTTATGGCCCCGCGTTGCCACGGTGAAAATCTACAACCTGAAGAAGGATACAGTCAGCCGGATACAGGGGAAGGAGTTTTCGCGCCTGAAGATGATCGCCGGATATGACGGACTAGCTGCGCCGGTTGATGCCAGTCAGGTTGGTATTGCACGCAATGTCGATGCTACTCAGGTCGGACAGACTGACGGTCAGAACTTCGGCCAGATATTCGACGGTGAGATTCGCTTTACGATAACCGGGCGCGATAACCCCACAGACACCTACATCCTGATTCAGGCCATTGATGGTCACCAGGCGTTTGTGGCTGCAAAGGTCAACACCACGCTGGCAGCCGGTTACACGGTGGCAGACTTGCACGCTGCCACAATGCAGAGCTTCCAGCCTTTCGGCGTCACTCAGGGCATCACTGCTCAGATGCCGGATACAGTATTCCCCCGAGGTCGCGTGATGTATGGCATGGCGCGGGATGTGATGAGTAATGTAGCTGACCAGTGCAATGCGAACTGGCAGATTGTGGATGGTCAGGCACAGATGGTCAGCACTGATAAGTACATTCATGAGGCGATCGCGCTGAACAGCCGCACTGGACTCATCGGGATGCCTCAGCAGACTATGAGCGCGGGCGTCAATGTCCGCTGCCTGATTAATCCCAATATCCGGGTGGGCGGACTGATTGAGCTGGACCAGGCTTCTGTGTACCGCTCGGCGCTATCCAGTGACGAGGTGCAACGGTCTGGCGGCCGCATATTTGAGACCGAAAATAACGGGAATCTGAACGTAAACGGAACACTGCAACAGCCCGCAAGTATTGCGACCGATGGCGTGTATATCGTGCAATCCATCAGTTATACTGGTGATACACGCGGACAAGCCTGGTATATGGATTTGATGTGCAGCGCCAGAGGTTCCGCAGACCTTCAGACATCAACTGCTATCACTCGAGGCATTTCCACATGATCAGGTTAGGCACTACAGCATTAATGGCTTTTATGTTTTCAGCGGCGTGCTTAGCAGCGCAAAAACCTATCATGCAGTGTGGACCATTTTCAATATCATCAAGTGATGACGGCTTTGCTCACGTCAACAATATTCGACCTGTGAGCCAGAAGTTTATTTTCCTCGGTGCTAAAGAAGATTATTCATCCGTCCAGTACCAGTGGATGGTACCACGCAAGGATTATCCGGGCTACTACGGCATGGACTATATCAAGCGCAATGGCAAAGCCATCCTGAACGTTGAGGCTATTCGCTCGAACATGAATGAGCCACGAATGTTTGGGACGTATGATTGTATGAAGGTCAATTGATATGGAAGCTTTAGATAAGAATGAGAATCTAGAAAATAAAAAGCTTAAAGAAGAAGAATTAATAAAGAAAGCTGAAGTGGTTTACGAGCATCAGAAAAAACAATATGAATTATCTGTTGACGGACTCAGACGTCTAGAAGATAAAGCTATGAAGATATTCAGCGTCTTAAGTGTTGTCATTACAGTAACACTTCTTATTATTAGATACTGGTGGGCTGATCTTTTCCCTGAGAAAGCTTCCCCCCTACACGTTTTGTGCTGGATAGAGTTGCTGATTTTCATTTTTATGGCAATGGTATCTTGGGGGTTTACGTTCAGTGCAATGCAACCCAAAGACTTTGAAAGGCCGAGTTCAGATGCCGACGAGGTTGAACAATTGTTTATGAACCACCCTAGATACAATAGTTTAACCTCTTATGCTAGAGAGTATGCAAGATTAACAGGTACTGTCGATCGAAATCATATAGAAAAGGTCAAGCTAATTATGCACTGCTCAGAGGCTATGTTGTATGGTGCTTGGGTATTCGTTTCTTTTATCATTTCGTTTTCAATAGTCAAACTAGGTGGGTAATTTTCCATGGTAGATAAAGAAGATAAATATAAAGTGCCTGCTTCGCCTAAAACTCCCGGTGAAGTAAGAAAACAGCAGCATAGAATCGATGATGCTGATAGTGATCCTGACGTAATGTATTCAAGTTCATTACCTGTGCCACCTGGAAAGGTTGTTACAGAAAGCTACAAAGAAGAAAACAAGAAACACAAAAAATAAGTGTAAACCCGCTTCGGCGGGTTTTTTTTGGAGCAAATATGCCAGTTTCACCACAATCACAGGCTGGCGGCGAATCGCAGGCCTATAAAGCTTTGTCAGATTCGATCTTCTCCATGCTCCGCGTTTCCATGCCCGGCATCATCCAGACCTTTGACCCGATTGCATGTACCTGCACTGTTCAGCCTGCCATCAGCGGTCAGGCGGCCGATGAGCTGGGTAACTTCAAATCGGCACCTCTTCCTTTGCTTCTCGATGTCCCGGTTGTGTTCCCACGCGGCGGCGGATGCACGATTACCTTCCCGGTAAAGGAGGGGGATGAGTGCCTGGTCATATTCAGTGACCGCTGTATCGATTTCTGGTGGCAGAACGGTGGCATTCAGGAGCCGGTAGACCCTCGCCAGCATGACCTGTCAGATGCGTTCGCTATCATAGGCCCGCAATCGCAGGCCCAAGTGATCAGCAACATCAGCCCGTCAACACTGCAGATGCGCACAGATGACGGGGCGGCTTATATCGAGCTGGACCCGAACAGCCATACGGTAAATATCGTCGCGCCGGGCGGCCTGAATGTAACGACGCCTCTGGCTAAGTTCAGCCAGGCGGTAACGATAACAGGCCTTCTGACGTGGATGGGCGGAATGGTGGGTAGTCTCGCGACTGGCACAGCAGCCAAAATTACCGGCGCCATCGAATTCATCGGCAGTCTGAAATCCAACGGCAAGGACATCAGCGACCAGCACACACATAAAGGGGTTCAGAGCGGAACAGGTAATTCAGGCGGGGTAAACTGATGCGATACAGACGCGAAGATGAAAACGGGGATTACACCTTCGGTAAAGGGGATGACACGTGGCTGATTAACTCACCTGAGTGCGTGGCGCAGGCGATTAAGACGAGATTCCTGCTCTGGTATGGTCAGTGGTTCCTCGACACTACAGAGGGCACGCCGTGGGTCCAGTCGGTGCTCGGTAAGCAGAAGCCTGAAACCTACAACCTTGCTATCCGAAAACGGATACTTGAGACGTCCGGCGTGAACTCGATTAAATCGTTCGACACCAACCTGAACACCTCATCACGGCGTGTGATTTTCACCGCAACCATCGACACCATCTACGGAACGACGACAGTCACAAGCGAGGCATAATGGCTCTCAATTTAGATACGCTGGGGCTCTCCGCTACGGTGACCGCCTCAGGGATAAGCGCGCCCGATTACCAGACGATACTGAGTAAACTAACCGAATATTTTCAGCAGATTTACGGTACCGACGCTTACTTAGATCCGGACAGTAAAGACGGCCAGATGGTGGCTTTGGTAGCCCTGTCGGTGCATGACGCTAACAACACGGCGATTCAGGTGTACACCTCATTCTCACCATCAACCGCCATGACCGACGCACTTACCCGAAACATCAAAATTAACGGTATCACGCGAAAGCCTTCGACGAATTCAATGGTTGACCTGACGCTTAGCGGCACTGCCGGCACCACAATCACCAACGGCTCCGTTAAGGATGCGAACGGTATTATCTGGAACTTACCCGCCAGCGTTACGATTGGCGTGGGCGGCGTAGTGACTGTGACAGCAACCTGCGCCGTTCCGGGCGCAGTATCAGCTGTGATTGGATCAATCACTCAGATAAACACACCTACCCGAGGCTGGACGGCCGTAACTAACTCAGTTGCGGCCGCAGTGGGCTCAGATGCGGAAAAGGACTCGGCACTTCGCATCAGGCAAGGCCAGAGCGTTGCTATCCCGTCCCTGACACCATTCGAAGCTGTCGATGGTGCACTGGCTAATGTTGCTGGCGTGACCCGGCATAAGCTCTATGAGAACGATACCGGCGCGACTGATGCCAATGGCATTCCCGGACATTCTATCGCTGCCATTGTTGAGGGCGGGGATGTCACCCTGATTGCACAAACCATCCGGGGAAAAAAAGGTCAGGGCGTGGGTACTTTCGGCAGCACAACTACCCAGGTGCCTGACAAATACGGCAACCCGCACAACATCAGCTTTTCACGGCCGAGTAATGTCCCGATTTATGTGGTTCTGTTGCTGAAGGTATTCACCGGATACACCACGCAAATCGGTGAGCAGATAAAGCAGGCGATAGCGGACTACATCAACTCTCTGATGATCGGGGATGACGTCTTGCTCAGTCGCCTCTATTCACCTGCAAACCTCGGAGTGGTCAGTGGCGGCAATTCTCGTTATTACGACATCAACAGCCTGCAGATAGGCAAGTCAGCCGGTGCCGCTTCAGCCTCAAACATCGTCATCGCCTATAACGAATCGGCCACCTGCAGCACATCAAACATCTCTATCACGGCATCGTCATGAGCAAATACACCGACCGTATAACCAACTACCACAGGGGGAAGCCTCTGTTTGTTGAGCACCTTGATTTATCCACCCGGCCACTTAGCGATGTGGCGGACGCAATGCATGGCCTGATTTCAGCGTTTGATATTGATGAGGCAATCGGTGTGCAGCTTGATGCGCTGGGTGAATGGATCGGCAGGAGCCGGATTGTCAGCCAGCCCATATCGGGGGTTTATTTCTCATTCGATACGGCTGGGCTGGGGTGGGACCAGGGTGTGTGGCAGGGGCCATATGACCCTGATGCAGGTTACACCAGCCTCAGTGACGACACCTACCGCATCATCCTGAAAGCAAAAATAGCCATCAATAACTGGGACGGACAAAACGACTCACTTCCTTCGATTCTTGAAACCGCCCTGGATGGCTCCGGCCTGAAGATGCAGATTGTCGACAATCAGGACATGACTATTTCTGTATGGGTATTTCCTGAAGTAGATATATCTCAGGTCTCGCTCGAATTACTGGCCGCAATCAGGCAAGGCTATCTAACAGTAAAAGCCGCTGGCGTTTGGGCTGGCGACATACAAACCCCCTCAATAGAAACCCCATCAGTGGGAACCAGATTTTTTGGTTTCGACATGGATAACGAATACATCGCCGGATTTGATGATGGCGCATGGGAGACAACACTTTAATGGCTACGAATAACTTTAAGGCGTTTGGTATCGGCGCTGGCGCCAATGTTACAAGCCAGGTGGATTATGAAGCGCTGGCTGCTCTGCTTACTGGCTTCCAATCAGGTAAGGCGTCATCTGCGCAAATCAACAAGGCTCTACGCCAATCATCAACGATGGCGTATGTGCTGGCACAGTTCATTTCCGACTCTGCTTCTGTTGATGTTCTCGATAACGGTACTCCTGCCACAATACTCGCAAACCTCAAATCCTCAATGACTGCCCTCACTCCCGGCAGGCTTCTTAATGTCCAGGTGTTTACATCCAGCGGAACCTACACAAAGACAACTGGAACAAAAAAAGTAAGAGTAAAGGCCCTCGGCGGAGGAGGTGCCGGAGGAGGAACGGAAGTTACATCTTCATCTCAGATTGCTGCTGCTTGGGGGGGGAACTCTGGAGCTTATGCAGAAAGCACCATGATTGATGTATCTGCTATAGCTTCGGTGGCAGTGACAATAGGATCGGCCGGAGCACCAGTTTCCGGGGCTGCCGGTGGTGCGGGTGGGCAAAGCACGTTCGGAACGTATTTGATAGCGCCTGGGGGAGCTGGCGGCTTTATTGGTCAGGCTGGTGCAGGGATCAGCGCTGGGGTTGATATGGATGCAGGTAGCGTCCCATCAGGAAGCGGCCTTGCTTTTGGCACTCCAGCCTCTGCAGGAGTAGGGCCTCTTTCATTAAGTGCTACAGTAGGACAAAGTACGCTTAAGTCGGGAAGGGGTGCAGACAGTAAGCTTGGAGTTGGCGGCGGAGGAATTCGTGAGTCAAACGTGGCTAAATCTGCCTTTGGATATGGTGCGGGTGGTGGCGGTTCTGCTGTTGGCCCATCAGCTTCCGTAACCACTGCAGGCGGAAATGGGACCAGTGGGATAATTATCGTAGAGGAATACGCATAATGAGCAATTACGCTTTGATCAAAGATGGATTGGTAGAGAATGTTGCGGTCTGGGATGGCGAGGGTGATATATTTTCTGAATATACAACTTATGAACTGTCAGATGGGGAGGTTGCAGCGCCAGGCTTCTCAGCGACTAAAAACAGCAAGGGTAACTGGACATTCAAAGCCCCGGAAGTGAAGTTAACTCCTCAACAACAATCAGAATTGAATATCATTTCCGCACAATCTGAATATGATGGTGCATCTTCGAGAATAAATGCTTATAGGGATCAAATTGAAGATGAAGACTTTACGAACATTTCAGAGGGTGAGTTAAATAAACTCCTCGCTACGTGGACTAATTATAGAAAGTCGCTAAGATCTTACCTTTCATTAGGTGACGGGAGTAAAGACGTTCCACTCCCGCCTGAAGCTTGATTTACCATCTTTATACAACTTCAGGTGAAAAACCTTCTGTAAACACTAAACTTGTTAAATGTCAGGCTAAACAACAAAGAAAGAACAGATACAGCAAGGAAAAGTAAAAGCTGATTTGCTATGTGAGATTTCAAAATCAGATAGAAAAAATAGTGAACAAAATAAATGCTTGATGCCGTGCATGCTATGTTGAACTGGAGGCTAATGTTAACTTTAAGGGTTAACATAAAAGCATAAGCGGCTACTAATGGAGCAAGCAGCAATAAATCATTATCATAGATACCCGAGTTTAGCCTGACAAAACCCTCAATCAAAAGCATAACGGTAAGAAACAAGAGGGCTGCTAAGCTTAAGTAACCGGTCTTGAATGAAAGCCTGTATTTTTTTAAAGTCGCCCCCATGGCTATTAGTGGGAAACCAAATGTTAAAAAGTTCCTATAAAATAAAATGGAGTATTCGCCATGTTCGATTTTTAACTGCACCATAAACCCAATAGCATAAAGTGAAAATGCTATGATGTTAACTTTCTTATTCGAGTGCAATAAATAGTAAACAACCATTCCAATTATTAATGCAGGCATAAACCAAAGGTGTCGCCATCCTTTCACAAAGATATATAAGGACTCCCAGAGATACCCACTAGCAGAAAGGGGTTTTGTTGATATATCTGATATTTCAAAAGGCAAATAAAACACGCACCATGCGATATACAATATCGTGAGCCTGAAAACAGCCTTCTTAATATCTGCTGATTTTGGGTTTGCTGGAAAATAATATCCGGCAGCAATAAAGAAAAATGGTACGGCAACCCTTGCTACGCTCTGTGTCAGAAGGTAATCAAAAACCCCACTAGGAGTTATTGTATGAATTGAGATTACAAGGATGGCCATCAAAATCTTTACTAAATCGATAGCGTTGTTTCTTCCCTGGGTAGCCATAAACAGAACCTGATTAGCGATAAGTTATCTCATTATTATGCACTAATGATGAGTGCCACTGAACGAAAAAAGCCCGGCGACCGAGCAAGACTCAGCCGCGCCTCTCTGTGCAGGCTACGGGGTGGGTAATTTGAGATTAGTTACCCGCAATCGAAGCCGCTAGTCTAAAAATCCAGCACTCTCAGCAGCTTTACAATTTTGCTCCCCGTTTCGCCTTGATCAAATACACTGATCGATATTACTGTTTATCCATACAGTATTAATCAGAGGGCAGGATTTATCATGGCGAGACAGAGTGACATAAAGGAGGCGTTCATGGCTGCCATGAGGCGAGAGCCGGGCTTGGGCGTCATCGTCACGACTCAGGAGTTTGTGCGACAGCTGGAGTTGGTTAACTGGCATTTCAGCCTGCGAGAGGCTAACCAGTGGATAAAGGCCAACACGGTGACGTTCCGGGATGCATCGAAGCAGGAGGGTGAGGCTAAGACATACAAGCAATTCAACCCGAATGGGGGACTCTGATATGGGATTCCCATCACCAGCATCGGACTATGTAGAAACACGCATCGACCTGAACAAAATCCTGATGCCTCACCCGACCCATATGTTCATGATCGAGACGCCAGTGGGCTTTGCTATCGTCGACAGGACGGTTCAGGGTAAATCAGACGACAAAGTGGCATTTCAGTTAGGGGATTATTCTCAGCTTGGAAGATTGTTCAGGACAGGGATTATCACTTCGGACGGTGAGACGATCGACGGAGATGGCATGGACGGGATTATCGTACTGGGGAAAGTGACGGCAGAGGTAGTGTCTGTGCATGAGCCAAGCAGGCCGACGATTTAGCGATACCGAAAATTTCCCGAACCGGAAACGAATTTACTTGCAAGTGTTTGATCTTGAACGAGTGCATTGGTAAGCATTGCAACCATAAAAAGGGATGTTTCTTTTATTCAACCTACTGTTAAATAAAAGAAAAACCCCTATATATCGCAAACAGGAATCGTATTCGGTCTTTTTTT